CCCCGACCTTCTTCTGCCGCTTCTTGCGAAGCTGGCGGTTCAGCCACGCCCGGTGCTGCGGGTCCTTCAGGTCCTCGACGGACCCGGCCTTGTTGCCCAGCTTCCGCTGGACCCGGCTCCACCACGCCTGATCCACGCCCCCGGGAAGTGCGCCCTGACCCGCTGCCGTGGGCGGCGGCGTGCCGGCGGCCTTCTTCGGTGGGGAGGGGTCCGCGCCGGGAAGCGTCTGGACCCGGCCCGGGGCGTCCTCCTGGTAGTCCTGGCCCCATCTCTCCATTGGCTACTCCCTCCCCGCAATATGGTAATCCATCAGCAAAATCCCCCGGGGTCGCTGACGGTGATCGACACGTCCTTGTAGGCTCCGCAGGCGAACTGAGCGGGGGTTTCCGGATCGGAGGAGTGCCCGACGAGACGGGCGGTCCAGCCGGCCCGCTGCTGGAGCAACTCGCACGTCACCTCGATCTCGGCCAGGAAAAGCACCGGGACGGCCCCGGAGCTCGCGACCGTCTTTCCGCTCGACGGATTGACCAGTCGCAGCTCCCAGAACGCCGCGCCGACGCTCCCGTTGTCCACGTCGAGAGCCGAGACGAGAACGAACCCGCCGGGCTCGATCTCGTAGGCCAGCGGTCCGGCGACGACCTGGATGTCGATGCCCTCGCGGTCGCAAAGCGCCTCGTCCCGCGGGGGCCGGTGCGCCGGACCCGGGGACCACATGCCGCCGACGCCACGGTACTTCATCCCGACCGGCTCGAGGGCCTGGACCTCGAAGGTGAAGCCGCGCCCCGCCACTTGCTCCGGGAGCATGAAGTGGACCGCCTTCGCGCAGTATTCGTAGGAGTAGACCGAGCCGTCGTCATTCGTCCGGGTCTGCACATCGGCGCTGGCCGCATGGTCGGCCTTCCAGAAGTGGCGGTCGTTGTCGGGCCGCACCGAGTCCCAGGCATCCTCGTCGCCGCCCATCGCGTAGAAGGTCCAGTCCGTGATCTCGGACTCCATGTGGGACCACACCTGGTCGAGTCGCTTCCCGCTCTGGATGTCGTCGCCGGGCTGCTGGAACAGGAGGTGCGGGTGCCGGATGATGAGCTTCTTCTGGAGCGAGTCCTCGTCGTCGTCGCCGCCCCACCACGTCGGGACGAACGGGGGCTCCTCGAGGGCCTGTTCCCGCGCCTGCTCGAGCTCGCACGGCTTGATCTGCCTCCGGATCTTCCCGTCGCAGGACGCGACGTAGAGCTCGTTGTTCTCCTGGCCTCCGTTCACGGACCCGGCGTAGAGCGACGAGGAGTCCTGGCGACCGCGGAAGTCGAAGCTCCAGTCGGGTTGCAGCTCCTGGCCGTTCATCGACGGCTCGAACTCCCCGATGTAGCCGACGTAGATGATCGTCCGCGGGTACAGGCCGGTCTTGGGCTCCCACTCCGGGGGGTCCTCCCCCTCCTGGAGGGTCGGGGTCCTGAACAGCATGTAGACCTTGTTGAGCTTGTCGTAGACGGAGAAGCTGCTCTCGAACGACGCCTTGTCCTTGCAGTAGTCCGATTCGTATTTCGGCCTCATGTCGTCCAGGACGTAGCGGAACGAGCCGTCGTAGATCCAGATGCCGTCGCGGGCCGCAAACCAGAGTCGGTTGTGGATCTCCTTGATCGTGTGGTGCGAGACGCACCCGACGTTGGAGTCGAGCCGCTCCATCACGAAGTCGTTGGCCCCCTGCCCGAACTGCCGGACCAGGTAGGAGTTGTCCTGGCAGAAGACGACGAGCTCGTTCCGGCCACGCCAGAGTCCGGTGATCGGCTCCCTCTCTAGGGTGTCGAGGAAGAACGAGCTCCCGACGTACTGCGGGTAGCCCGGCTTCGAGTACCAGAGCCGGTACGGGAACTCCGCGTTGTTGGCGTACCACATCCGCTGCGCCCAGGGGTGGATGTAGCGAATCCCGATGGGGGGGATGTCGTTGTTGAAGTCGTTGGGTCCCTGCAGCGAAAGCCGGGACGTTCGGACATTCTCGGAGACTGCGGTCACTCCGTAGGGGGCCTCCCACGCCATCCGGTAGGCGGCCCCGTTCATCGAGACGTAGCCGCGGACGTGGGTCACGCGGAGCTCGGCGAAGGTGTTCTGGATGTTGCTCCAGTCGCGCCCCTCCCCGGACAGGGTCCCGACATCCACGATGTTCGACGGGTTCGACTCGACCAGGACCCTGTTGCCCTCCTTGTGGAGGAAGGTGATGTAGGCCAGGCAGTCCCCGCTGGACCCCCCGCTGCCGGTTCCGGGCTGGACGACCACCGCATCCTGGGGCGGCTTGATCCCGGCCAGGAGCCAGGAGCGGTCGGTCGCGTGCCGGACCAGGACCCGGGTGTAGGGCCCGCCGAGGTAGATGTCGCCGCGGAAGTTCTCGAACACCGGGCGGAAGCCGGTGCGGAACACGCCCTGCGCGGTCAGCGAGTCGTAGCTCGCCCCGCCCACCCCGGAAGTGTTGGCGACGTTCGTCGTCGAACCGAGCTCCTGGACGTAGGCGATGTTAGCCACCTTAGAGCTCCTCGTCGTTGAGCACGATGTCCTCCGGAGCAAGGATCAGGGCCTGGGTGCCGACATTCGGCCCGCGCTCTCCTGGGATGGGGTTGTAGTATCCGATCTGGAGCTGCGCCCCCCCGAGCTCCGTCCAGTCGATCACCTCCGCGATGATCTCCTTGTCGTTGAGGAATCCCTGGCCGATGTCCTTCTCGATCCAGTTGCCGCCGAAGAAGGTCCGGCCCTTCGCGGTGACGAGGACCCAGTAGATGTTGGCACCGAAGTCCTGGAACCAGTTGATCTCGTTCGGATACTGAAACCAGTTCGTCCCATCCCCGCCGCCAGTCTCGCGCCAGATATACCAATGCCCCATCGGTGTCGCTGGGTCGAAGAGGACCGCAAACAGTCGGCCCACCCTGGAGAAAAACAGGCCGCCCGACGTCTCCCCGCCGCTCCACTCGTATTGGAAGGTGGGGTCGCCCCCGCCGACGGCGGTGAAGATCCTGGGTCCGAGCCACCCGGCCCCGGAGGGTTCGCTCGAGATGATGAACACCCTGCCGGCGAACGAGTAGAGGTCGTTCACGTTCAGGACGTAGGGCGCGGTCCTGGGAGTCCAGGTGCCGCCCACCGCGTCCAGGTGGTAGGCCACCGTGGAGGTGTCGCCCACGTCCGTTCCGATGGCGTAGACCCCGATCTCGTTCACCGTGCAGAGGCGAAGCTGGTGTGGCGAGCCCACGTCGAGACTCTCCTGGACCGTGGTCCCGTCGAAGTCGAAGACCTTGCCGTCGTGTCGGGAGATGAACAGGTGCTCCGCGATCTGCTCCTGGCCTGTGACGGGGTCGTCGGCCCGGGCGAAGACGGTCACCATGTCTCGGGCCGCCTCGCCCTCCTCGCTGAAGTCCGTGATCTGCCAGAGGTCCTGGTATAGGTCGTAGTCCGCGAGCGGGGCCTCCTCGTCGTCCGGGAGCTTCACCTCCCACAGGCACGCCCAGGTCTGGATCGCCCCCGGATCCAGGTCGTTCGGGTTCTCCGGGTCGAGCCGGGTCCGGGTGCCCAGGTGCAGGAGCCGCTTCCGGTACTTGATGAGAGCGACGTAGGAGCCCTTGAGGACGGTGTAGCCCCATCGCGGAAACGGAACCTCCACGGCACCCGGACTCGGCGGCGGGGCGGTGCCGTAGTTGTAGGTGCGGAACTCGTTGCGCTGGGGGCCGGTGGTGCCGGCGGGGTTCTCGTAGAGCCCGGACTTCGTCTCGTTCCAGTTTGCCAGGATTCCCCCGTCCGGGAAGTTGGGGGTGGGGCTCGTGGGCGTGAGCCAGAGCCCGACGCCCACCTCGTCGATCTCGACCATCCCGGTGATGCAGCCCTCCTCCTCAGCCTCGTGCTCCGGGAACAGCAGGCCCGGTCGGTCGATCATCCCCGCGGGGGTGAGGCGCACGTTGGTGAGGAGGTGGAACTGATCGTCCGGGATCGAGGAGGGGTCCGCGGAGCGGTTCATGCCGCGCAGCCGCTTGAACTCGGCTCCGGGCCGGATCTCGAACGGGCCTACGCCCTGGTCAGGGGTTCGCCGTGGCATCTCGGGGGCTCCAATTCATCAGTAGGTCGGCCTTCCGAAGAAGGAGGGCAGCTGCCGGAACTCGCCCTGGAACCGGCCCTCCTCGCGCTTCATGTCCATGAGGGCCTTCTGGTAGGCGGCGAACATCGCCTGCCAGCGGGCGTCGCCCTTCGACTCGCGGGACTTGGCCTTCAGGCCGGGGATGATGACCAGTTGGTGGTACTGCTCCGGGATCTCCTTGATCCGGTCGACGTGGCCGGTCAGGTCCACCACGGGCCCGGCCCCCTCGGGCACGAGGGTGTCCGCGGAGCGGCCCTGGATCGGCATGGCGTTCGCCGTGACCGTCCCGGTGATCTCGAACTCCCCGTTGTTCTCGTCGTTGGCGAACCCGGAGATGGTGACCGCCCTGGCGTTGAGGAACTGGGTGGTGAAGTCCGTCGTGACCGAGGTGAGGGTCGCCCGCCGCCCGGAAACCGCGGTGACGGCGACGTCGACCAGGCCGAAAAGTCCGACGACCTCGTCGATGAAGGCCGGGTTCGGCTGGTACTGGACGGAGAGCTCGAACTCGGCGTTCGTGGGCGGGACCTGGAGCTGCGAGATGTTGGCCGCGTCCTGGCCGAAGATGGCGAAGATGTGCGGCGGCGAGCTGCGGTAGTCGCTGGCCCGGAGGTCCAGGATCACCGACTCCGGGACGAACTCGAGGCGTCGCCCGTCTCCAGAGCCGGCGATGGGGTAGTAGACCCCGCCGTACCAACCGATGGAGGCGAAGTCCGAGGGAAGGGAGGCCGTGCCCGGCCCGATCGGAACCGTGACCGTCGCGCTACGTCGCTTGAACGGCCAGTCGCGGGCCCACCAGACCTCGGCGTGAACCTCCCGGAGGTACTCCAGGATGCGCTGACGCCGCTGGGCGTTGTGGGCCGCGCTCTCGGCCACGTTGTCGTCCCGGGAGACGACCTGGTCGATGATCTGTGTGACGTTCACGGCCCTCCTTCCCGGTCATCAGGAGGCTTGTGCTCCCTCCTGCTTGACCTTCAGCTTGTCGATCACGAGCTCGACCATCTCGGTGTCGTTTTCCAGGAGTCCGGCGAGCTCGGTGCGCGTGAGTTTGACGCCGGCCTCCTTGGCCTCGTGGTAGAGCCGGATGTTCTTCTCGACTTCCTCATCCGGGATGTCCACCGGTACCGTCTCCACAACAGGCGGTGCGGTGTCGGTCTCGGGCGACGGCGGCGCGGCCCCGCTCAGGACGGCCTTGATCTGGTCCGCGCCGTACTCCGGGCGGTCGGCCTTCCGGCCAGGTCGGGACAGGTGCTTCATCGCCCAGGCGACCTGTTCGGCGCTCGAGCTCTCGGGCGGGTCCTGCCCCTTGTCCCGGAAGCCCTTCTGGCGCTCCATCTCCGTCGCCAGGATCTGATGAGCCCTCGCGTCCTCGGCGGCCTCGTAGCGCGGGAGGGCGTCGTCCATCGCGACGCCGATCTCGCCGGGCTCGGACACGATCTGGAAGCCTCGCTCGAACAGCGTCTGCCGGTCCCTGTCGAGGAAGCGGCAGCAGGCGTCCACGTCGAAGGTCTTCGAGTAGCCGCCGTCCGGGGTCCGGCTGAGGATGTCCTTGACCACGATGGTTCCGGGCACGGCGCGTCCGTTCCCGTCCTTCGCGGACTCGAACCGGTACATGCTTCCCGGCCCCACCTTGGCGACCTCGTGGCGCGGGGGGACGTAGAAGATGAACCCGCTGTACTTCAGCTGCAGCGGTCGCTCGCCGGCCCACACGAAAATCTGGTTCTGCTCTCTATTCCAGAGCCTCTTGATTGGCCTCATTACTGACTCCTGGAGGGGGCGACCCTCCCGTATGTCTCCCACGGGGTCCGGGGCGACCGGCCCGCCGCTTTCCCGACTGCGACCATCGGCTTAGGCTCCTTGCGTTCCGGGACCGGCGTGCCCTCGCGCAGCGCCTTCTCTCGCGCCGCGTGCCAGGCCGCCAGCTTCTCCCAGTCCGCCTCCGACACCTTCTCGAGCTGCTTCAAGATCCACGGCTCGATCTGCCTCTTCCGATACTCGATGTCCTCCTCGTGCTCCTTCTGCAGCTTCGCGATGATGTCGAAACGCTTCCGGAGACGCTTCAGGTACTCCCCCTCCTTGATCCGGTCGAACTGCTCGCGGCACCAGCGGTAGACCCCCCAATCCCAAGGGATGTACTCGCCGGGCCCGCCCATCTTGTAGCTCAGGCAGTAGTTGTCCTCGAAGATCGCGTCGAGGAAGTTGGGGGCCTCGAAGTCGGCACCCGCCGGCATCTCGACGCGAAACGGACGGCGAACGTAACGCGGGACCGGGTAGTACCTCCCGATCCCGTGATGGACGAGCTTCCGCTCGACCCTGTCGGGTCCGACCCAGAGGCTCACCCTCCAGATGGGGATGAGCCCCGGGTCGAACTCGCGGATGGCAGCCGTGACCGCCGGGTCCACGTCGAACCCAGGTGGTGCGACACAGGTGATGCGCTCTGCTCTCCATACCCAGCTGTCCACGGCTACCCCCCCTTGGTTGCCGACTACGGGATCTGCGCGGTGAAGATGACCGGCCCGGCGTCGACCAGGCCGTCGTTGCAGAGGATGTTGGCCTCGGCCTCCTGGATCTCGGTGTCGACGTGGTGCAGCCGGTAGTAGCTGAACTGCTTGTAGTCGATGACCCCCTCTCCGGTGGTCGTGATCCACCACATGAACGGCAGGAGGATCTTGTCCGCGGGGAAGGCGAAGTTCGGCGGGCCCGGGAGCTCGTCGCCGTTCACCCAGAACCCGCACCGACCGTCCTTCTCGATGCAGGCCAGCTCGATGCACTTCTCGAGGTCCCCGCCCGAGACGCTGAGGCTCTTGACCGAGGGCGCGGCGAGCGGGTCGCCGCCGTTGAGCGTCGGGGTCCTGCCCTCGACGTCGAGGTTGAACAGGTCGACACCGTCCGACACGAACCGGAGGCAGGCGTAGTCCTCGTAGTTCGCGTAGAAATCGGTCCAGAACTTGAGGGGGTCGAGGTCGGCGGGATACGCCCGGACGCCGAAGACGAGCGAGACGGTTCCGGGCTCCGCGAGCACCTCTGCCAAGAACTGGGCCATCCCGACCTTCATCTTCGTCAGGAAGCCGCGGTTGAGGGCCTTGCCGACCTTGTGAGCGAACCGTCCCGGCCACCAGGTGATGGTGTCCTGCGCGGAGTTGCTCCCCATCGCGTCCGTCCAGAGATGCTGAACGCCCGATTGGGGATCGCCCGCGGTCAACATCGGGAAGCCGTAGGGGGACAGCGAGAACCCCTGGTCGAACCCCACCCCGCTGGGAACGTCGCGGGTCGCCACGTTGTGGTTCTGGAACCCCATCATCACGCCGGCCCCGGGGACGATCTCGGCGTAGAAGGGGGCAGGGAAGTCCCCGGGGACCTTCTGGGTCCAGTTTCCGGTGGTGAACTTCTCCTCGACCACCAGGCCCTCGAGGATCTCCTTGTCGAGCTTGAACCCGACGATCCCCGAGTCCCGAACCGAGCGGGACGTGATCCCCCCGGTGTTCTTGATTCTGCTGAGAAGCGACATGGTGTGCGTCCTCCTTTCACCCCTTGCGGGGAACTCCGTGGGGGGCCATGTCAGCCCCCCACGGGGCACCGACGTTACGTCGAGATCACCACCAACCCACTAGGGGATCGGGGAGATCGGGTCCTGGAGGTTCTCCAGGCGGGCCGAGGCCCGGGGCATGGTGTTGATCTGGTTCTCCACGCAGCCCACATACGCGAGGAACCCGGCGCGGTGACCGCCCGCGGTGGGGATCATCTTCAGCAGCGCGTCGTCGTCGATCCAGTCGACGTCCATCGACGTGTAGCGCCCGAAGACCTCCCAGGCCAGGAAGTAGATGCGCCGCGGCTCGATGTCGGTGTCGACCTCGAGCTTGACGTTGATCCCGGGGGCGATGATCTGGAGCGAGTCCTCGTCGTAGCCCACGGTGTAGCGAGGTGCCGAGCCGGTGGGCCCGGGGTAGCGGCGCTCGGCCTGGATGAACTCGACGTACTTCCGGGCCTGGCCGGTGTTGGTGAGGGCCTTGCTGATCCGCTTGCCGGTCTCCCGGAACGGGAGGTCGATGGTGTTGAGGATCAGCTGCTCCGTCAGATCGTTGCCACCCGCGTCCTCGACGAACGCATTGAGCTCGGGGTACGTCGCCCGCGACTGCCCGAAGATCAGGGCGGTGTCGGAGGCGTCCCCGACGATCATCGAGAGGGTCCAGATGGACCGGCCCGAGGTGTTCTCGATGTAGATTTCGTCACCGGCGGCCACGGTCGGGTCGTCCGCGCCGTCGTAGACGATGGTCCTGGTGTCGCGGGTGAGCACCGTGATGGTCTGGGACTGGAGCGCACGAAGCGCCCCGCCCGGAGCCTTGGCGTCGATCCGCATGTTCCGGTTGAGGAGCTCGGCCCCGAGGGGCTTGTTGAGCACCAGGGTGTTGGCGGGCGTGAGGTTCGTCTCCACGGTCGCCAGGACGCCGCCGCCGACGTTCACCGGATCGGCGTTGCCCTGGGACCCGGCGTACACCTTGTTGATGTACTTGCCGAGCTCCGCGACGGTGTTCTCGACGCGGTCGGCCATGATGCCGCCCTGGTTGAAGGTCCCCTTCTTGGACTTCGCCGCCACCTTCGTCTTGACGCCGATGGAGAAGGAGCCCACGAACAGCTCCGGGGTCACCTCGCCCTGCACGCGGACGGGATCGACCGGGGTGGGGAACTCGCCGATGTCGGGGATCATCCCGACGTTCCAGGACGACGCGATGCCCAGGGGGAACCGGGCGATGCCTTCGTTCATCACCAGGTCGACTCTCTGGATGTCGCGACGGTACTTCGACATCTTGTTGACCGGCTCCTCGAAGGTGCCGGGGGGATACGCGTTCTTCAGCTCGGTGGTGATGTCCTCGAACGCGCCAGCTGGGGTTGCCATTTGTTCCTACGCCTTACGCCCTCACAGGTTCTTCGACGCCAGGTACTGTCTCGCCCTGAGCATTGCCGGAGTCTGATCGGACGTTCCCATGAGAGACGCAGGGACAGGCTTTCCCGGACCGCCCTTCGGCGGCGCGGACGGGGCCCGCCCGGTCACAGTACGCTTCGCCCTCGAACGCTCGTTGAAACGCTGACGCACGGCGATATCCCGGTCCTCCAGGTACTCCTTGACGTACCCCTGGATCATGGACGGCACATCGACTTCCTCGATGCCCTGCTCGCCCAGCCTGTAGAGGTCGACCATCATGGCCTGGTTGACGTGCTTCCAAAGACCGCGACGAATCTTCTGGTCCTTGGGCGCCCCGAGGGCTTCCGCCTCGCGGGAAATCTGTGCGTCTACGAACTTCGGGAACTCGGCGTTGAACTGCTCCCTTCTCTGCGACTCGGCTTCGTGTGCTTGCGCCTGGTTCTTGTAGACGTTCTGGGCCCAGTCCCGGTCCTGGAGGAGGCGTTCCATGTCGTAGGACATCTGCTGCCGGCGATCATCGAGGTCTTGGTACCGCTCCACGATGGTCGTTCGCTTCAGCTGTGCCGCGTCGAGTCGTGCCTCCAGGAGCCCAGCCTTGTAGTCGTCCCCGCTCTCCTTCGCGATCTCGATGTGCGCCTCGAGCTTGGCGATGGACTTGTCGGCCTCGGCGAGCGAGACGAGCTGCTTCTGCTGGGTGGCCTGGACCTGTTCGTCCTTCGTAACCAGCGCCTTGATGCGCGTGTCGAGCTTCTCGATGTGGGGGTTCGTTGGAGGCGCGTCGGGTTCTTCGTCAGCGTCGGGCGTCTTCGCTCCAGAAATGCGTGCGAGCTCGGCCCGGGCTTCCTCGTTCTCCTTCCGTACCTGGGCGGCGTAGTTGGTCTTGTCCCACCACGCACGCCCCATTGCAGCCCTGCGGTCACGGGGATTCTTGATGTGCTGGAACTTCTGCTCGAAGTTCGTCCAGGCTTCGTCTTCGTCGTCATCCCCGCCGGCTGCACCCTCATCGGGCCCGTCGCCCAGGTCGTCGTCCGAGGGCGTCTCGAACTCCTCTCCGGGCTCACCGGCTTCTCCACCGTCGAAGTCGCCGGGCTCATCACCGGGGGTCGACCCCGGCTGCTGGAAGTCGTCTCCAGCGTCAGGCGTGCCTTCGTCCGAGGGCGGCTCGGCGGGCACGTTCGATTCTTGGGACATCATCTACCTCCGGGGGACGACCCCGTGTTGATCCGAAAGTTGAGTCGTATGTTACCATTCGACTCGGGCCAGAAACCCCGTGGGGGTGGGGGAGAGGTCCAGACAGACCCCCCTACCCTCACGCTACTTCCTCCTCCTCGGCCTTCTTCGGCCACCTCCAGGCCAGGATCTCGTCCTCCCGGAGGATCACGAGTTCCGGGTTTCCGTCCTGGAGCTCGACGCCGCCGAACTTGGAGAACATGACCTCCATGCCGCGCTCGATCTGGAGCCGCGCCAGGTTGCCGGTCACCGAGGGCCGACCCCGGCCCGTCTCCAGGACGACGCCGACGTTCTTCTCCTGCTTCGCGGCCTCGGGGACGACCGTCGCCCCGATCATCTCGTCGGGTGCGTGTCGCCTCACCAGGATCTTGTCGTACAGGACCTGCCAGTTGCCCATGAAACCCCCTATCCTCTGAACCACTTGTAGAGCTGCATGTACGGGATGCCTCCGACCCCTCCCGCGCCGCCGCTCGGGGCCGGGGGCCCCAGGGGAACGGGCGGTGTCGGTGGGGGCGGGGGCGGCGGTGCCGCCGTTGCCGGCGGTGTCGGGATCGCGCCCGGGGGCGCGTACTGCGGGTAGACCTGGCCCTGGGTGGGCAGGCCCACCGGGCGCTGCGGGCCCACGGCGGGCCTGGCCCGCCTGGAGAGCACGTTCGCCGCGCCCCGGACCCCGGCGACACCCCCGGCTACCGTTACCGGGTCGGAGATCGCCGTGCCGAGGAGCCGCGCCGCCTCCGCGGCCTGGATCGGGAGATCGGTGTCTCTCTCGACGGCCTCGCCCAGGAGCTCGCCGTAGCCCGCGGGGCGCTGGCCCGTCTCCGGGTCGTAGCCGTAGAGGATGTAGTCGAGGGGGTCCCCCTCCCACGCGCCCTCCGAACCCTCGAGCTTGCCGACCTCGTGACCCGCCGCGGTCACAGCTCGGGCCGGCATCGTGGCGACGTGGGCGGTCGCGTCCAGACCCGGGGCCGCGGCGCGGAAGCCGCGCTCGGCCACGCGCCCGATCCCGGACATCACCTCGTCGAACCAGGTGCCCCTCAGGTCTTCCCTCAGTCCCATCGGTCTAACCCTTCTTCATCGACTGCATGATCGCGTAGGCCGCGTCCTTGCAGCTGCGCCCCTTCCGGGGCTTGAGCTTCCCCGACCGGCATTTCGCCATCAGGGCCTTCTTCTGAGCTTCGGGCATCAGTTCCTCGATTTCAGAGCGTCGAAGGCTGCGCCCGGGCTGGCCCGGGTCAGCCGCAGCTTGCCAGCGACTCCGCGACGAATGCTGCGGCGGCGTTGCTTCGTCTCTTCGTAGTCGCGCCGGGCGCTGGCCTTGTCCTCCTCGTGGTATTCGGCCAGAACGTCTTCCTGGGATTCGTCGCTTCTGAACGGCTCCTCTCGGCCCGGGCGCGGAGCTCTCTCGATTGCCCTTTCGGTGCGGGCGATGGTTCGGTCGATCTCGGCGGTTTCGGCCTCAGTCTGACGCTCGCTCTTACTTCTCGAGCCCCTGGCAACCTTTGGGCGGCGCTTCTTCAGGCGCTCGAGGTACTCCTTTGAGCCGCCGACGTTGATGTCGTCGCTGGTTCGCATTCGCCGCTCGTAGCGGCCCCAGGGCGTCCTCTTGGTGACCTCTGCCATTGGCCCCTACTCCATATAGCCGACCGACTTGAAGAACGCCTCCTTGCCCATCGAGCCCTTGGCCCCGGGGGTCCGGCACGCCAGGGCGTGCGCGGCCTCGGTCGCGGAGAACCGTCCCCGCCGCCGCTTGGAGTTGATGCGCTTGACCTCGCGGGCCAGGTTCTTCCCGGGCGGCATGATGTTCGAGTAGTCGCTGATCTCGTTGCCCGTGACCCGGTCGTAGCCCTTCCGGTGCATGGCGTCCGGCTCGCGGTCATCGTTGATCCCGGGTGTCTTGGCCCCCTTGACCTTCATGTTCCCCTGGTACGGGGGACGCGACAGCTTGCCCTTCATCGTCTCCTCCTACTGTGGGGGCGGCGGTGCCCCACCTCCGGGCGGTGCGCCTCCGGGCCCACCGGGCGGTGCGGGAGCGCCCATCGCGCTCGCCATCGCCGCCTGCTGCTGCTGGAGGCGGTACGACTCGATCACGGCTCTCATCCGGACCAGAAGGTCCAGGACCACGAACTGCTCCTGCGAGGGCTGCATGGCCTCGACGGCCATCGCGGCGCGGGCCCCCAGGAGCCCCTGCTTAATCGAGGGGTTCAGCCGCATCCAGACCGCGGCGATCTTCTCGTTCAGGGCCTCGGGCAGGAACGGCTGGACCGGAGGCTTCGGGAACTCCTGCATCGGCGGCGGCTCCGGGGGCGGCGGCGGCATCTCGCCTCGCTCCTGCGCCGACACGGACAGCTCCTGCCAGGACTGCTGGGCCTTCATGTGCGCGTCCATCGACTTCTGCACGAGGTCGCTTCCGGCCTGGTAGATTTGCTCCCACGTCGCCGGGTCCTGGGCTCCGTAGATCGCCTTGATCGGGGCCTCCTGGGCCTCCATCTCGGCCATCTTCTGCTCCCAGTTGGCGAGGCTCGGGAGGACGTCGCGCCACCCGGCCTTCTCCTGGAGGATGTAGCACTCGTCGGAGAACCACCGCTTGCCCAGGACCGCGTACCACGTCATCGGGTCCTCGATGGAGTAGTCGGGGATGTGGACCTTCTGCAGCCGCATGAAGTCGGACCACGCCATCTCGGCCCGCTCGACCTGGATCGTCTGGTTCTCGTTGACGTCCTTGGGTAGCTTCATCAGGTCGAGGATGCGGTCGATGGCCGCGGGGCTGTCGAGCTTGTAGAGCCCCATCTGGAGCGCCTCGCCGGCGGCCTCCTTGTTGTAGAGGGTCTGATCGTAGCCGGCCTCGGCCTCCATCTTGACCCTCATGTCGCCCAGGAGGTCCGTCCCGGTGAAGGACTTCTCCTCGTAGACCCCGCCCTCGCTCTTGACCTCGTAGGTGGCGTCCTCCTTCCGGAACGCCCAGGTCATCTGGAGGATGTGCTGGAAGGCCGACTCGTACATCTCGGTCAGGGCCCGCTCTCGAGGAGCTCGCTTCTGGCTCGCCTCCTCCGACAGGAGCATCAGGCCCGACGTGGTCTTCACGGAGCCGGGGGCCTGGCCGATCTCGATGTCCTGCGGCGCGCCGACCAGCTGCATGTCGTTGAGGATGTCGGTGCGCTCGGACCCGTAGACGTTCCCGGTGATCGGCATTCCAGGGAAGATCCCCATGCGGGGCTCCCAGGCCGGATTCGGCGAATCGTAGTTGATGACCGTGAGCGACCCCTGGACATCGTCCCGGGTGTAGAGCTCGGTCCCCTCCGGGGTCCACATGTTCGGCTTGCCGCGCTCCCGAAGGTCCACCACCTGGGCATCGAGCTCGTTGAGTCGGCGCTGCAGCGGGATCAGGTCGTCCACGAACGACCGGCCCCAGAAGTTGCGGGGGATGCGCTTGAACCGGGCGAAGTGGTACTTCACCCGCGGGACCTGGGTCCAGCCCTGCTCGCCCTGGACGTCCACCACGAGCTCGCGCCGGGCCACCTGTTCGCCGCAGACCGCGAACTGGACCCCCCGTTCGAGGCCCTTCACGTTGGGCCGGGGGAGGATGACGACCTCCTTGAGCCGGGCGTGGTTGTAGAACGCCTCGAGGCCCGTCGAGAGGTTGTAGCCCAGGAAGCCCGACAGGATCGGCTCGGCGTAGAGTGGGTTGAGCCGGATCAGATCCTGGGCCGACTCGGGGGCGAGTTTGTCCTTGAACTCCGGGAAGCGAAGCGCGATGAACTCCAGCTCGCGGACGCATTGGCTCATCCAGATCGTCTGCTCGTGCGGCTCGACCGAGATGCCGCCGTTCTGCGGGAAGAACTCGTGGACGGTGAGCACGTCCATGAGCGGGTTGCCCCGGGGCACCAGAATCCCGATTTCCCGCCCGAAGGCGTCCTTCTCCAGGGCCTCCTGGGGGTTGACCGGGTACTCCTTGAGCTCCTGGGCCGTCTCGCAGAATGGGCAGAGTTGCATCTCCACCATCGCGATGCCCTTGGGGTGGACCGCGGAGGCTTCCCCGGACGGCATCTCCGAGGGCGGGATGTCGCGGAGCGTCTCCGCGTGCCGCATCTCGAGCGGGCCCTCCTCCTCGCCCCCGGGCATCCCGAGAGTGGCGAACGATCGGGGCACCTGGGGGGAGGCGAAGACGCGCCCGCACCCGTCGCACCGGCGCGAGTCCTCCGGGGCGATCAGCTCCGTCTCGACCTCGTTCTCGTCCCAGTAGGTCCGCAGCTGGGAGTTCGAGTCGATGCAGAGGTTGAAGGCGACCTCGTCGCGCTTCTCGCCCCACATCTGCTTTGTCATCTCCCAGCGGAGGATGTCCTTCGCCAGGCGGGCCGCGGCCATCCACTCGGGCTGGTTCTTGCCGGCGGTGGCCGCGGGGACCAGCTCCTTCCGGCTCAGGCGGGCGACCTCGTTGTCCACCGAGGGCCCGATGTAGTTCGACACGGGCCGCGGGAAGGCCGACCGGCTCTGGCGGTAAATCTCCTGGAAGTGGTAGACCCCGTTCCCGGGCGCGAGCTCGGAGCGCGGCTCGATCCATTGCCGGCCCATGTAGAACCACAGGTTGAGCGACGCCCGCTGCGTGTGGTAGCGCCGCCGGTGCGACATGGGGTTGACGTGGCGCTGAATCCAGTCCAGCACCTCCCGATCCTCGGAAAGCATCGTCGGCGTGCCGACCCAGTCGGGCTGGCCCGCCGCCGGCTTCCGGAGGCCGGTGTCGAGAGACGAGGCAGGAAGGACCATCTACTCGATCTCCACCTTGTCCTTCGGGCGCATCGGGTCGGGCTCGTAGCCCGGGAAGTACGACGGCCTCTGCCCCCGAAGGCCCGTGTGCGCCTTCGGCTCCACGGATCGTGGCCCCCTTTCGGCCTTGTCCACTCGCCAGGCCGCGCCGGGGTCCGCGAGCTCGAGGAGCCGCTTCTGCGCCTTGTCGAGCTGCTCCCGCAGGAACTGGAGCTCGCCGTCCTTGGCCCGGCACGCCCGGCACTCGAACAGAGCCATCAGATACCCCCTCCCGACATGACCTCGTAGCCCTCGCGCTGGCGCTGCTGGTGCTTGATCTTCTCGTTGATCTTGCCCCGGAGCTCGTGCCAGAGGAGCTCGCGGTTGTTCGTCGGCCTCAGGTTCCGCTTCTCCCGCTCCGTGAGGTTCTCGTGGGCCCAGCCCTTCGGCATGAGGTACTCGATGGCCTGGACCATCGCGTCCACCGTGTCGTCGTGGGCCCCGTGCGGGAACTGCGCGGCCTCGTCCACCAGGACCGAGGAGTACGCGCGGTTGCGGGGCAGGAAGACCTGGCCGCGCTCGATGATGGCGCTCACCGAGTTGACGCCCCAGGTGAGCCGCACCTCCTTCGACCGGGACCTCGTCCCCACCGGGACGATCCCCTGCATCTCCCGTTGAAGGATCTGCATGATGGCGAAGCCGGACGCCGAACGCTCGATCAGCTTGAACTTGGCCTGCGGCCACAGCTCGGTCATCGCCCGGATGGCCCGGAGAGTGTCCGGCGTGTTCATCCGCTGCCGCACGGCGTCGAGGTAGTAAAACTCGTTGCCGCGCCGGCCCCAGACCTGGCCGACCACGAAGTCCGAGGTGTCGGCGTCATCGAACGTCGGGTCCCAGGACTGGATGATCTGGTCGCATTGCTGCGCGATGGCGGACGGGTCCTCGTCGTACCACTTCCACCAGAGCCTCTGGATCGCCGCGCCCTCGGGTGCGGTGGGCCGCTGCTGGTAGAGGGCGTTGAAGGCCCTCGAGCCGACCTCGGCCTTCTTCGTCTCCAGGGCGAGCTCGTCGAAGCGTTCGGCCCACAGGGCCTGCCCCGGGGCCCGCCCGAGAATGTCGTCTCCGTCTTCGGCGATCGCCGGGAAGTTGACGATGTCCCACAGCTTCGCCTCCGGGCTGGCGAGGATGCGCCCGGCCAGGTCGTCCTCGTGCCACCGGGTGAGGATCAGCACGATGACGGCTTCGCGGCCCTGGTAGTCCGGATCGGTACGGGTCAGGAAGACCTTGGTCCACCACTCCCAGAGGTTCTCGCGGATGACCGCGCTGTTCGCCTCCTCCGCGTTCTTGATCGGGTCGTCCAGGATGAGGACGTTGCCGCCGCGCCCCGTAACGGGACCGCCCACGCCGGCGGTCACCATCCCGCCGCCCGCCGAAGTCTCCCAGCGGTTCGCCGCCCGGGAGTCGTCCAGGATGCGGGCCCCCAGGAGGGGGTAGTGTTCCTGCACGGAGCGCCGGGCCTTGCGTCCCCAGCTCGCCGCGTAGCTGGCCTCGTAGGACGCCAGGATCACCTTGTGCCTGGGGTCCAGGGCCAGGAGCCAGACCGGAAGCCAATGGCTGCACAGCTCGGACTTCCCGTGGCGCGGCGGCATCGTGACCATGAGGCGGCGCTTGCCGCCCGGGGGCCTCGAGACGAGCTCGACCAACTTGTTGGAGAGGTGGTGGAGGTGCGGGGCGTAGTCGTAGGGATTCGGCATCCCGTCCGTGGCCGTGATCGCCAGAGCCAGGGGGCTCAGGAGATGGGCGAACTCGGCCTCGGGGAGCTCAGCCGGTCTGCTCATCCGTCACTCCAGGGAACGGGAGGGTCTTCCGCTTGACCACCTTGGCGTCCAGGACCTTCGCGGCCTCGGGGTGGTCCCGCATGAAGGCGACGAGCTTCTGGCGGGACTCCTCGATCCGCTTCAGCATGTGCTTCGCCTCCTCGTTCTCGGCCTTGGGCGGGTCGCCGAAGCGGTAACGCCAGAGGAGCATCTCGATGTTGCCGGCCTCGCCGGCCCGGAGGCGGTCAAGGAGGTTCGTCTGGTACTCGGGGTCGTCCAGGAGCTTCGCCGCCACCGCCTTGGCTTCGCGCTGGCGCTCGCTCCCGAACTTCCCGTCCGCGGTGCGGTTCTTCGTCCGCTCCTCCACGGACGGGAGGTTGTCCTCGGGACGATACTCGAGCTCCAGGCCGATCTTCTTCATGGCCAGAACAGATGCCCAAAGAGGAATCCGAGCGAGAAGGCGAAGAGGATGAACGGGCCGGGTTGCGCCTCCACCGCCCTGCGGACGACCGCCGTGATGTGGTTCCCCGGGATGTCGTCCTTCAGGGTGCGCCACTCGAGGATGAGCCAGCCCGCGGCCAGGGCCACGAGCGACAACACCAGGATCGCTCCGGTCATCCCCTGCCTCCCAAACGCGGCGGGGCGGGGCGGTGCGGCGTGGAGTCGAACTTCGACTCGCCGGGCTTCGCCGGCCCGTCCTGCTGGTTCAGAAGGATCTCGTGGTCACCGACGTTGATCGAGATGCCCTTCGTCTTCTTCAGCCAGTTCCAGGGGAGCAGCGCCCGGAGGATGTCGCCCAGGGGGATCTTCACTTCTTGCTCGCCTTGACGCGCTCGGCGGCCTCCTCGCGCATCTGCTTCTGCCAGGCGTCAAAGCCGATCTTGCAATGCACGCAGACGACCTTCGGCCCGCCCTCCTTCTTCGAGGGGTTGCGCCCCCAACGGTGGACCCGGCACTTCTCCTTCTTCTTGCTCGGCATCTAACGCTCTCCTTCCGCGTAGGTGGGCGCGTTCGCGCAGAACGTCTCCCACCGTCCTCGACAGTCACTCTGCGCCGGGTTGCCCCGGTAGGGCGGGTAGGGCTCGCCGTTGCACTTCCACTTCTGGTCGCACAGCTCGGCCTCGCAGATCGGCCTGAGCGGGTCGCCATCCCCCCGCACCGGGCAGCCGCCCCGCGGCACGCACCCCGGGGAGCCACAGGTGTTTGGGGGGTTGCCCGTTCCAGGCATACAGCAATATCCGATGGAGGCGCAGAAGTCGGGCTGGTTGATCGTGACCCATGTGCAATCGAGGATTCCGTTGTGCTCGCGGCACTTGAACTGCATCCGTGCGGTGTCCGGGCGCGACTCCGGGCACTCACCAGACGGCGGCGGGGTTGGCGGGGGCGGGGTAGGGCCCGGGCCACCGCCGCAGACCGAGGGGTCGTTCAGTTTCCAGGCGGGTCGGTCGGCGTTGGGTGACCAGATCACCTTCCCGCCGCCGTAGTTGTAGACCTTGTAGCCCTCCCACCAGCCGTCGCAGCGAGCGGCCACCGCGATCTCGTCAGTCCCGCCTGGAGTCGTGTCGATGTGCCTGCCGGCGCACAGCCCCGTGAGCTTCACCGCGTCGATCACCGCGTGCATCCACTCGTCCGGCTCCATCCCGGTCGGACAGTCCGTCCCGATGTCGCAGCCGGTGAGCTCGCGCATGGCGGTGTTCACCGTGGGGGCGTAGTTCCTCATCACGGGGCCCATCGTCAGGTTCTGCTCCTGGCCCTGGGGGAACGAGCAACCCTCGTCGGGCTCGCAGGGGTTCCAGGTCTGCCCGAAGTAGCAGTCGCACGCCTGGCTCTGTGGCCGGAAGGTCCCGCCCCTATCGGTGAACGTGGGGCATTGGGGCTCCGGAAGCGGCTCCCCGCCGTCGCACTTCGGGGCCTCCTCGCAATGCCGCGGGTCCTGGCTCGGGTTGTGGACGCACGGGCTCTCGACGCTCGAGCATTGCTGGGGCGGCTCGTCGTGACACCACTTGTACCCCTGGTCGAGGAGCTCCTGACATGCCTGGGTATACGGGGGTGTCGGCTGCGGAGTCGGCGTCGGCTGCGGGCCCGGGCCGGGGCCGCCGGGACAGGCGGGGAGGGTGAGGACTCCGAGGATGACGAACGGAAGGAGGGACTGTCCGTCTAGACTCTTCATCTCATTCTACCCTCCGATTCAGAGACGGACGTCTCGCTCCGGTGGAGTTTGCCCCCTACACGGGAAGCGTGTCAACAAGAACCGTTGACACGAGCGCACGCCTTTGATACGTTGCGCGGGCATGGCAGCCAAGAAGACGCGCCCGAGCCGGGCCACGGTGATCGAGGAGGTTTCGGACGCCGATGCGAACAAAGCCAGCTACCAGCTGGTCCGGCGTCGCCAGGGGGCCAAGCCCTCAGCCGCTGCCTCCGAAGCCGCACGCCTGATGCAGCGCCGCCGCTCCGCTCAACAGACGGTCGAGGAGCGGTCGGAGATGATGCGGAAGGCGGCGACGGCCTACTGGAAACGACTGACTCCAGCCCAACGCAAGCTGGAGGCCCGCAAGCGCGCGAAGAAGCGGGCAGCCAACCGCCGGGCCCGCATTCGGGCAAAGCTCAAAGGGGGTAGTGGTGGGAGAGATTCCGGAGCCGGGGGCCTACGCTGACGTTTCGTTCGACGACTATGCGGCCTGGCCGGCAGTAAACCACTCCATCCTGCGCCACTTCCGGAAGACGGCGGCGCACGTTCGGCACGAGATGGAGAGCCAGGACGAGTCCTCGAAGCACCAGGAGCTCGGGCGGGCGGTCCACACCGCCGTGCTCGAGCCCGGCAACTTCGAGAGCGAGTTCGTCGTCAAGCCCAAGATGGACCGGCGCACCAAGGCGGGGAAGGCCGCCTGGGCCATGTTCGAGAAGGAGGCCGCGGGCCGAAAGATCCTCACCGAGGAGGAGTGGGCGATCTGCGACGGGATTATGAAGAACATCGAGAAGCACCCGACCGCCCGGGCCTTCCTCCGGGGCAAGGGGGTCAACGAGCTGTCCCTTCTGTGGCGGGACCAGGAGTTCGACCTCCTCTGCAAGGCCCGCCTGGACCGACTCCTGATCTTCGAGGGCCACCCGTACATCCTCGACGTGAAGACGATGCACAAGCCCGCGTCCACGCACGCCTTCCAGGTATCCGTGGAGTCGTACCAGTACCACTCCCAGGGGGCCTTCTACCTCCGGGGGGCCCAGCAGCTGCAACCCGCCGAGCGCCGCTTCGCCTGGCTGGCCTGCGAGACGGAGCCGCCGCACCTCGTTCGCCTGTTCGATGCCGACGACGAGGCGCTCAAGATCGGGGCCGACGAGGTGGCCTCGTGGCTCCAGAGGTTCAAGGAATGCACGGAATCCGGTACCTGGCCGGGCTGGGGAGACGGAATGGATATCGCCGGGCTCCCTCCGTGGGTGATGAAGCGGTTCAATATTGAGTGAGAGAGGCTCAGATGTCAGAGAACAAGGGGGACAAGACCCTCCAACGGGTTGAAGTAGCCGACAAGGATATGGTCTTCACCGACCGGGGGGTCCGGCTGGACTCGCCGGCGGCGGCGGTGAACTTCGCCAAGTGGTGCTACGAATCGGGCTATCTGCCCGAACACATCAAGAACGCCAAGCAGGCGTTCGCCATCCTCGCCCGCGGGGCCGAGCTGGGGCTCTCGCCCTTCGCCTCCTGGCGCTTCGTCTACATGACCAAGGGGGGCCGGCTGGCCCTGGAGACGGAGGGGGCCCTGGCCGTCTGCCAGTCCTCCCCCGTGTTCGAGGACTACTCCGAGCGCATCGAGGGCCAGGGGAACGACATGAAGGCGGTCGCCGCGGCCAAGCGGAAGGGCCGCTCGCTCGTCGTCAAGGAGTTCACCTACGCCCAGGCGCTCCGGGCCGGGCTTCTGAAGCCGGGACGCACCCGAGATGGGCGCGAGTTCGACACCGTCTGGCAGAGCTACCTCGAGGACATGCTCCTCGCCCGAGCTCGTGGCCGGGCCCTGCGGCAGGCGTTCGCCGACGTCCTGGGCGGCATCCCCGTCCGGGGTGAGGCCGAAGACATCGACCGGCAGCGGGTCGAGGATCACCGAGACGAGCCGGCCCCGACGCAGCTGGGGCCCGGCGACGACCAGCTCCTCGCCGCTCTCCTGCCCCCGGAGGCCCCGGCCCCGAAGGAGGAGGAGATCCCCAGCCCCCGAGAGCGGGCGGTCATCGACGCCCAGGTGGACGAGGTCCTTCCTCCCACCGTGACGAACACCACCCAGGAGCTCATGGAGGAGCGGCGGTCCAAGATGCCCGAGGAGCCCCCCGAACCCGAGGGCTCCAAGGTGGCCGTGGCCGAGTGCCAGGGCTGCGGAACACTCTACGCCATCGACCGGGAGGGCTGCCCGGAGTGCGGGCTGGCGAAGGGCCAGGCCCCCGAAGAACCCCCGCCGGCCCCGGAGCCTGAACCGGACGGCCTGTTCGCCAAGCTCGTCAAGGACCAGGGGGAGTAACGTGGCCCCCCTCTCGGGGGAGGTGGCGGGCTTGTCCTGCCCTCTCTCACCCGCCGGCCCCTCCAGCCGGTGCCTCGCAGCGGGGAGTCCGTCGCCTCCTCCGAGGGGGGGACCATGAGGGCCGCGTGGTGGTGGCTTGACCGCTGGAGGAAGTCGACCGCCCGCACCGACATGAACCTCGCCGAGCGGGGGGCCTACCGGGAACTCCTGGACGAGTGCTGGCTGCGCCCGGACGGCATTCTCCCGCCCGATGATCGGACCCTCGCCATGATAGCGTGCTGCACCCTTGAGGAGTGGGCCCAGGTGAAGGAGAAGGTCCTGGCCCGCTTCCGGAAGGTCCCCGGTGGCTTCGTAAATGACACAGCCTTAGAGGTTAAGGCTCAGTCGGAGCGCCGGGCCCGCAACCAGAAAGCCTACCGTGACCGACAACGGACCGATAACGCGGACGATAACGGGACCGATAACAAACCCGATTCTCCGTCTCCGTCTCCGTCTCCGTCTCCGTCTCCGTCTCCGTCTCCGAAGAACGGCCAGAGTGCGAAACCTGACGGCTTCGCACCAGCGATCCAGGAGGTGTTCGACTACTGGCATCGACGGACCAAGCGAACGAAGGCCACGAAGCTGGACCCACGCAGGACCCGGATGCTTCGGGCCCGGCTGAAGGAGGAGTCCGGGGCCCTGGAGGTCCGGGTGGCAGCCCTGAAGCTGGCGGTGGACGGGGCGATCAACGATCCGTTCTACGCCGGGGAGAACGAGCGGAGAAAGCGGTACTGGGAGCTGCCCAACATCTTCCGCAACCGGGACCGGGTGGAGGAGCTCCAGGCCGCGGGCCGGCGAGCAGTCGCCGAGCAGGAACCGCGGCAGGAGGAGCTCCCGGACCTGGGCCCCGGAGACGAGGCGGCGTGGAACTACTGGAACGAGGCCAAGCGACACCTCGCCGTCGAGGTGCCAGACCACAACTGGAACATCTGGTTCCGGCCCACGTTCGGCCACCATTGGGAGGGCGAGCGGAACATCGTGCTCGTCGTGGCGGTGCCCTCGGAGCAGCACAAGGCGCAGCTGCGCGAGGTCTACCAGGACCGGATCAAGGGGGTGGTCGGAGACACCCTCGTCAAGCTGGTGGTGGGCCGTGTCGGATGAGCCGATAGCGGAGGGGAAGACCCTGATGCTCCTCGACGACGGGGAGACGGTGCGGTGCGACGGCCACGATCACGTCTGCCCGGTCCTGTGGCTGGCGATTCGCTCCTGCCTGGTCCGCATCAAGCAGCACCAGGACGAGCTGGGCCAGGCCGAGGCTCGAGTCCACGAGGCCCTGGCGAGACTGATGGAAGAAAATCCCGATGACCGGACCCACTAGCGCGCGCACGCATGTTAGGTTCTCACCATGACGGGCTCCGAGCAGCGACGGTGTGAGAAATGCGGGCGGGGCTTCGCCTTCGTCCGCGGACACTCGGAGAGTAAGACTGTCTGCTTCTTCTGCCTCCACGGAATCCGCCTGGGGCCGAAGAAGAAGCCGAGACGTCGCAAAAAGAGAGAGGGGAAATGACCAAGAAGCTGATGTTCCTGGGGCTCATCGCAGCCCTGTCGATGGTCGGCTGCGGAGGCGACAGCGTGTCGCCCACCGCGTCGACCCCTGCCGTTTCTTCCACCACGAGCTCGCCCGCCACGGCGAGCACCGACCCGCCGGCCCCGCAGCCGGCCACCGACCCGGCCACCGACCCGTGCGAGGGCGACGCCTCCTGTGGCAAGGGTGTCACCGCCCGCTTCCTCGAGGATCTGTCCCTCGAGGTCACCTCGACCAACACCGGCCACAGCAACACCGGAGTCGTCTGCGCCACGGACGGCTTCCAGGGCCCCAACCTTCCAGCCACCCCGTACCCCT